CACCGTTGACATCACTACAAAAAGAAATGTCTAGGTACAATCTAAAGAACTGGCAGATATATGGAAGCACTGCAACAAAGAGTGCTAACGTTGATCTTGTCTTGAGAGAAAGACTAGCTAAGACAATGTACAAAGACTTTGAGAACTGGAAGTCTAAAGCACCTGCTTCAAAGAAGTATGGAGAGATGACTTACGATGAGATTGTAGCCAGTGATAGTATCTCTAACTTGGACAAGGCCAATCTTCTTGAGGGTTGGATTAGAAAGAAAATAAGAAAAGAGAAAGAACAAGTTGAGGCTTTGTTTGATTCTTTTGTAGCTGAGAGTCCAGTAAAAGCTAGAGGTTACATCAGAAACAACTACATAATTTATTCTAAGGGTAAAGAGGGCAAACAAAATCTAGACACTGCTGCACAAACCCTTGGGTTTAAAACAGCAGATGAGTACTTGTCTGAGTCTGAAACTATATCAGATGAACTAACAAGAAGAATGAAACTTCTAGCCATAGTTCCAAACATACGAGAGAACGAACCTTATGAGTAAAAAGAAACCCCCAGAAATTAACTGGGGGTTATATAGTTTGTTATTTCTTTTTAGTGTTCTTGTAGTTTATCATTTTGTCTGAGTACGAGAACGCTTCTTCTATTATCTCCTCAGACCTGACATACTTACCAGAGGCAAGGAGTCCTGACAAGGCATGACCTGCAAAAAAATCGTCAGTCTCCACCTTTATCTGAGTGGTGTCTTTCTTTGACACAAACTCTTGGGCTTCCTGCTCAAGGGTTTTTTTATTATCTTTGTTAGTCATTTATGTTTTTCTTTTAACGACTCTAACATCCTGGCAAGATACCACTGTGCTTTCTCCATATCTTCTACAGGATTAGTTTTATATCTGTAACGATGTTGATACTTAATCATATTCCCATGACAATAATCTATAAAACCATCAAGACCAAGCACCTGCTTTATGTAGTCAATACATTCTATTCCATCCTCTGCATGATTGTAATGAAAAGGTCTATCGACTGGGTTAAATTTAGAACTCATTTCTTTCCTTCCTGCTAAGTCTATTATGTCTGATATAGTATACTTGTTGCACTCTCCACAGTGACCATCATCATCTAAAAGAAAGCCGCAATTTTTACACTTCATATTCTATCCTAGCTTATAGCAACAGAGTGTGTACTGTGTTCTACCACGTAGTCTAAAGGAAGTATAGTAATTAAATCGCCTCTACCTGGTCTGGTTAATAATCCAAACTCACCTTTAAAATATTCAGTACATCTTTTTCTAAGATCATGTATAATGTTGGATGGGTCTAACAGATAAAAAAAGTCTTTTGCTCTTACTGCAACAAACCTATCTATACCGTTAGGAACTCCCCATCCCTTAGTCGGTTTCCAATCAGGAGGACGCTTGACTGTGCGTAATTCCCACCAGATTGTGTAATCTACTGGCCCTCTTCTCTCAAATCGTTTAGCTGCTTTAACATCAACCTTACCAAACTCTTTGTCTAAAACATCCCAGTGTTCAAAGATGTCTTCATCCCTTGTAGCAGATCTAACAAAGTTATTTCCACGTAACTTTATAAACTCTTTCTCTGCTGCTGTTCCCTCTCTAATAGAGGAAGCATTTCTTTTTCCCATTGGCTATGCCCCTATATCTACCACCTCGCAGACATCACCAGTGCAAGCAAATGTTTGACTCGAACTAGTAGTATCTTCTTTTTCATACTCGCTGAGTCTAGACCAGTCAATACTTTTTGGCATAGTGGATAGAATATTTTTATATTCTTCTTTATCTATCTCCTGATACGGAGCTTGTTGATAAGTGTGTTCGTTGTAAGGTAGGAAAGACACACCAGACATTTCATCGAAGTGTTCATACACAAATGTTCCAACCTCAAACCACTCATCCTTCTTGACGTTGATAGTCACAGATGGTTTGTGCTCACACCAATTTCTCTGATACATCAACCACATATTAAGTTGATCAACAGCAGATAGATCAGATGTAACCACAGCTTTGTTAGGAGCTTTTATAGGAAAAGAGAACACTGTTGTTTGATCTGGTTTAAACACATCAGGCTCACTAGGAATACCCTGATCCTTCATGAAGGTGGTAAGAGGATCTTTGTTATCTCCTCTAACGGTTCTAACGTAATAAGGTGAATGACGTGCATGGATTCCAGAGGCAGAGTCAACCAACTGTGAGACTGTTCCTGATGGTTTGACACAAGTGATAGCTGCTGACTGTGGAATACCAAGACGATCAGCCCACTCAGCGTTAGTAACAACAGCAACGTTACGTAGGTTTTCAAGTGTTTTATCCAGTCCTTTATTTTTTGTAGTCATTAATGGGTTGTCCATAATACCAGTTAGTGACACACCCAACAAACGTTCTTCTTCAGTATTCGTTGTCCACACTTTTCGCAGGTATGGAAATTTCGTGTACGTGCTTTGGATCGTCCCAAGTATTGTGGCGAGTCTGACTTTTCTAGCCAAGTCATCCACCGTATCTGTGGCTCGTACCACAACTTCCGTAAGATTACAGAACTGATACGGTCTAAGAATAATTTCACTGCATGGATTAGTTCCAAAGTCGTAGTCCGAATCACGTCTGCCATTTTTCGCAGCCTGTTTTTTAGATGCTTCCCTGTTAAAGATACCACGTTCACCACTCCCTGATTCTACTAGTGCCATCCACTCACGCATGAAGGACAGACTATCTGGTTTCTCTGTATATGCTACACTGTTGTTAGCCAAGGCACGTTGGGGTTCGTTATCCCACCAGTTACCAGACTTAGCGTGACGCATACGATCATCACTGAGGTTAGACAGACTAATCATAGCACTACGTCTAACACCACCTACAACTACTATCTCTCCGATCTTACACATTAGATCGTGACACTCTATTGAGGATAACTTACGCCCCTCTGCTTCTTTAAATAGCTTGACTGCAAAGTTGAATAGATCAACAAGAGGAGCAGGGCCAGAGGCTCTACCACCAAATGTTTTGAGTCTCGCACCTGCAGGTCTAACCCTGCTTACATCCCACAATGGAATCTCACCTGCCCAAAGGAGTACCAATAGTTGCCTGAACGCTTTAGCCCACCCCTCCTTGCTGTCCTTTACCACAATGGTAGTATCACTCTCGAACAGTTTAGGTATTTCGGGAAGCTTGTTAATGAACTGCCTCTCGACACTAAAACCAACACCAGTACCACAGAGAAGAATGAACATAGCCTCATCGAAGGACTTTGGATCATCTACAGGTAAGTAACTACAGTTATATCCTGCAGTGTTGTCTCTCTCTAACGCCACACCTGCAGTCATCATGGCTCTCATGCTAGGCATGATCTCCAGTCCAAGGATAGCTTCTCTTATTTCGTTGTAAACTTTGTGATCAATATCATAACCCACAACATTACCCATATATCGGTCTACTGTCTCAGACCAGGATTCTCTACCTTTGCCATCAAAGTATTTAGCATACCTTGATGTGTGAATAAATGCTTGGTAGTCTGTTGGTAAGTAGTTGTTCATCTGTAGTCTCCCGATCCTTTTATTTTATTTCTTTTCTCTCTGCTATCTAGCTTTTTCATATTCTTTTTTATAACATCTTTAAATTTTATATCTAACACATTTAACAGGGCTACATAATAAAATAGAACATCACCTGCTTCAAGTGTAACACCCTCTTTGTCCAGTGGTGTCTTGTCTCTTACGTGTTTCTTTATCTTCTCAAAGAACTCACCAGTCTCTCCAATAAAACCCATAGTGTTTTCTAATATTCTTTTGTCGCCAGTGGTTACAATCTTATTCTCAACCCACTCTGCATAATCAGATAAGTTAATTTCTTTAACCTCATCAAAAGCATCAAAGTATCCCATGTCTTCCAAGTCTTGTCGTGTTAACATTATTTTTCCTTTACTTCTATTTCTACTATTTCAACATCGTCTATATCATAGATGGTATCTGATACCACTTGTTCAAGTCCTATTGCAGCACCATCTTTATCTGAGGCTATAAAGTTAGCGTCAGGGTCTAGCTTTAACAGCATTGTTATTTCAAACAACACAGGAACCTCCAAGTTATAAGAATTAAATTAATTCCGTCAAGATTATTCTTCTAGCCATTCATCAGGAATTATTTTATCTGCGTATTTAAAACCATGACGTTTGCACCAGTCACCGTAGCAAGACTTAGCACCCTTGTACAACTTGGCTTTGCTGTTTTGAAATACAAAACGTAAATCTAAATTTGGGTATTGTTTTTTTATCTCGACATGTTTGCGTCTATCGTTAGATACAAAACGTCCTTTAGTTTCTATGACAATACCATTCTCTAAAATAAAATCAGGTGTGTAGTGACGAGTTCTAATATCTAGCCACTCTATACGTTCCTTCTCGTAGGTAAACTCAACACCTTTTTCTTTTAGATACTTGGCTGTCTCATCCTCAAAACCAGAACGATACCCTGCTTTCAAAGCTCTGGCTCTAGTGCTCATGTTAGATCACAACCACTCAGGTTTTTGAATAACGGTGTAGTCACCCCAACCTGTGCTGTAGTCAGATTCTTTCTGTGCCTTTGCGATCACAGCTAAAGTTTTGTGTAGCTGTTTCATACCCCAGTGCATGATGTCCTGACCCATTACATGTATGTGGGAAAGAAATGGTGCAGTCTTTTCACAGGCTATAAAAGAAAATTTATCTACGTCATAACCTGCTAGTTTACATGCATAAACGTAGTGAGCACCCTGTAACAGATAACCATACTTCAGACACTCTTTCAAAAAACCTCTTGGACTAGCATCCTGTGTTGTCTTTACATCAAAGACTGTGTTCTCTTCTTCTATCAGTAAGTCTGGTCTGGTTTTTAAAGTTAGTCCTGAGATAGGATCTTCTACAAAGATACTGATCTCGTTTAATCTGTTAGGATGATTTAAGTGAGAGGCGCATACAGGGTTGTTTAAAACACCCCTAGTTATACAGTTGGCTACATTATATTCTACCTCAGTGAGTAAGATCTGATCCTCAGTTAGGTTAGACTGCATCTCTTTAAATGCTATACTTGATTTAGTCTTTGGTCCTTTGACCACCAGGTTGCGTTCTTTCTCTAACAGGTTGGCGTGTACCGCACTACCCATAGCAAAGGCTGCGTTGTTAGAGTTACGCTTCTCACCTTTCCAATGTGCCAGTGATTTTTTGTAGACTGCTTTTACAGCACTTGAGGATATACCATCTCTAGAGTGATACTCTTCGTTAGACATATCTGTTATGATTTCTTTTTTGTAGTCCATGTATCTCTCTCTGTTATAAAATAGCCCCCACCCAAAAATGAACGAAAAAGGTGGGGGCTTAATCTTCTAGGGTAAAAAGGAACGAAAACCTAGAAGGGGATAGAGTCCTGTGGTTCTTTTTGGGAGGAAGACTTACCACTAGAACTCTTAGTGTGGTCTGAGAACATTTCAGAGGCTGACTGGGAGGAGACACCCTCGCTATCATAGACCACATGATCGAGAACCTGAAGTCCTACTAGGCGTGTTCCTGAACCAACCGCAGTAGGATATATTTCAACTTTCACAATACCCTTGCTTCCATTTCCGATAAAACCCTTCTCCTCGAAGTTCCATTCTTTACCTGATTTGTCAGCGACTATTGGGGCACCGCCCATCCAGTCTTGTGAACCAACGTGAGGACGCACTACGGTTATTTTGTGACCGCCAGATACTTCCTCTATCTTCTTTTGACATCCTGCTTTCTTCAAAGCATCTGCTGTCTTCTTGTCGGTGGTAACAGTAACTTTGTACTCACCCCCTTTATCTTCGTTCCACTCGTTGTGATCTCTGTTTAACTCAAAGACCTTTGCCCATTCGAGTGTACCTTTAATATCAATTTGTGTTGATGGCATATTGCCCTCCTTTTCTTTTACTGTTGTTGTATTTAAATGTTTCTATTATAGTTGTCAATGGGTTTCAGCCCAGTTTTTTCCTATGTCGTAAGAGCCTGGAGTAG